TCCATAAAGGCGGCCGCGGCTGGAGTCAGGTCGGCTATACCGACATGATACACCTCGACGGGACAGTGGAACGATTAGTGGCCAACAATGAAGACGATGTGGTGGATCCTTGGGAGGTGACCAATGGGGCAAAAGGGCACAACTCGACAGCCCGGCACATTGTGTATGTCGGTGGTGTGGACATCGACGGCAAGACCCCCAAGGATACCCGCACGACGAAGCAGCTGGAAGCCCTCGCAAACTATGTGAGGGACTTCCGCCGCCGCTTCCCCTCGGTACAAATCGTCGGCCACAATGAATTGGCGGCAAAGGCCTGCCCGTCCTTCGACGTGCAAGAGTGGATAAAAACAATTTAAAATCAGAAATCAAAATGAAACATGTAAACAGAATCTTATTTGCCATCCTGGCCCTCTACGCGATGGTCATCCCCGTGATGGCCCAGGTGGTGGCCGCTGATCCGCTGTCGGACACGCCCGTCTATGAAGACATCTTCGCCTCGCTGGCAGCGATCGTGGCAGGTGTGCCGGTGATCGTGGAGACGATCCGCGGCTTTTGGAAACAGATGCCCGGTTGGGTGGGCATGGCGCTGAACTGGGTGCTGGGCATCGGCATCTGTATGTTCGGCTGGTGGCAGGAATTAGGATTTCTCGCCGGGCTGGACTGGACGGTCGCCCTGATGTATGGCATCGGTGCTGGTATCGCCGCTTCGGGCTTTGCCGAAACCGGACTCATCCAATGGCTGATCTCGCTCTTCGCCCGCAAGAAGAAAAAAGCATGATGTATGGACTGGAGCGTATTCTTCGACTTTCTCGGTGCCGGCGGCGGGTTGATGGTCCTGCTCAAATGGCTGTCCGACCTGCCTTTTGTCCGGCTTCGGCTGAAGGGTGAACGGGAAGATGCGTTCCGGGAGATGCTTGAAAAGGATTCACGGCTAATCGACGAACTGCATGGAGAGGTCTTGCAACTCAAAGAAAGGTTTTATGCACAAGAGGCTTGCCTGGAAAAACTGGTGCTCTGCCCTCTGTACGACCGTTGCCCTGCTCGCCGGCTCGTGCAGGAGTATAAACGAAAGTACTACTATCCACCGGTTGGACAGTCTCGTGTGGGACAGAAAGGTAAGCGCTACCCCCGAGATAATCCCACCCGCCCGGGCGGCACTCAGTGTCCCGCTGGACAGCCTCCGTAAGCTGCCCGGCGGGGCAGCCTATACAGAGAGAAGCGGACAGGCGACCGTCAGCCTCACCTTCCGAGAGGGTGACGTGATCGCTTCCGCCCGCTGCGACAGTCTCGAGCGCCTGGTGTTTGAACTCGCAGAACAGCTTTATAGCCGAGGGGAACAGACGGAGCAAAAGGAAGAAAAGAAAGAGGCTCCCGTCGCCACCTTCGGCCAACGGCTCAAATGGTGTTCGAGCGGTGTTTTAATCGGATT